GTTACGGATTCTAAAGATTGCAATCTATCCCTATCCAATATATTTACTCTAGCAGTTACCGCATCTGCAAGGGTATCTAACTCTATTTTATAAGTTGTACCACCATCTACGCCAACTATTGTTGTATTTAATGATGCACTTTCTAATGCCGTTAATTCTAATATCCTTTTTCTTACGTTTGCCATTTATTATATTATTATATCTAAACCATCTTCGGTTGTTATGATAAATCCATCTTCGGTTGCAATTGGTATATCTAAAAATTTACCCATAACATAAATATCATCTATTGTTACAGAATCAAAATCAATATACCTATCATTTAATTTTATAACCACATTGTTTTCAATTTGGGTGATTGTATAATCTCCAGGTATGTGTAAACCAAAAACTAAAACTTCAAAATTTTCAGGAGATGCACCTTCCGTTCCATAATCTAAACTCGTATTATAAATAGTGAGTGTATTTTCGGAATTATCAAATGTATCTACCGATTTTCTAATATTTCTACCACCAAATTGAAGTATTTCGTTATAGAAATCTGAAACTTTATTTTTATTATTTGCTAATTTTGTTGGGTTTGGATTAGATTTAGTGTTTGTATTAAATTTAGTATTTGTAGGTATATCAATATTTAATAAACTTCCCGTTAAATCAGTAGACACTAAATTGTTTGGATTTATTTTTGGTATAATCCTATTTAATTTTTTAGCGTTTGAATTAAATTGTTTAAGCATATTGTTCTATATCTCCTTCTATTTCTATATAATCATCCGTATCTAAATCATATTCGAAATTATTTTTTATAAATTTTAAAAGTAATCCCTCGCCATTTTGCTCAACTATATAATCTCTCGCACTTATAGATTGTGTATTTATGTAAACAACTAACCTATCTTGCGTTGCTCTATATTCAATCTCTCTTAATAAAGAAACAAATCGATATCCTTTTGCTTCAAATATAAAATAATCAGAATCATCTAAATTTTTTGGTACTAAGACAGCTTTATGAGGATGTCTATTGATTCTTTTAGTTATATCTAATAAACTCCTTTTCATTATACAATATCAATAAATTTACCTGTTATTGTAATTTCATCACCACTATCAATTGGTTGTGAAAATATATTAGGAACAAAATTAATAGTAATCGATGTAGATGATATTGCTACTGTAAAATGACTATTTTGATAATATCGTGTACCATTTATATAAAGTTTAACATCATATGAATCATCTCCAACTGATATTGCTCCAGCTATTACAGATATCAATAATGGTGGTGTTTTTATCAACTTAACATCGGTAAATGTTATAGTATCATTTGAAATAGGATTTTGTGTTTTGCTATTATTTAAAGATAAGAAATCAATTAAATCCTTATTATCGTAATATGGTGATGGAGTAGTAAGTAATCCTTCTAAACGACCAGTACCACTTGTCACATCCGTTTCAGTTGCTATTACAACTCTTCTCGTAGATATGGATTTTCTTGTAGTAGATTCTCCATCGAATTTTTCTGGTAATAAATATGCTTTAACGTTCAATGAAAATTCAACTCTATTAATTCTTTGTGAACCTTCTCCCACTTCGTTTATTACATTGAAATCCGAAATAGATGTTCTAAATTTAAATTTATCTCTATCTCCCCAATATGTTGATGTAAAATTCAATTGCTCAATTACTGAATTTAATTGTTCGGTATAATCTGTCCAAACCATACATTCGTAATTAACTTCAACATAATCAGGCATTACAATGTTAAATAATTCGTATTTTGGTTTTACCGAACTACCCAATGCTGTGAATCTATCGTATCTATTATCTTTTGAATATCGTGTAATAGTTGGATATGAAACGTGTCTATTCTGCATTGGCATCGTTTCATCTTTTGCAATTGATGTTCTACGAAGCATCATTAATGGTAATTGTATAGAACCTTTTTTATCTCTATAAACACCATCTCGTCTCGCTCCCTTCCATCTTTCCGAATTACCATATATAACGGGAATACTTACCGATTTACCATTGTAATCTAATTTTGGTAAAGCAACATCTTCCAAATATGTCATCATAGCATAATCTATATCAAATAGACCTACGCTTTTTTTAACATCTCCAACATTGGATTTTATTTCATTTGACCTGTTTAAATTGGCCTTTATTGGATTTATTGACATATTAATTAATTAATTCGTTCTTCTATGTTTAATGCTGATTTATTAACCATAAATGTACTACATACAATACTAAAGTTATTATCCGGCTGTCCTCCTACAAATTGAATTTCATTTGTGTTATCAATTTCATAATAAGAACCATCAAAGAATATAACATCACCAATTTCAGGATATGCACTTTTTTCTTCACACGCAAATCTATCTAATCTAAACTCTATATTTTGATTAGCATCCGAACCAAATCCTTCATAATTAGCAGTTTCGGGTTCCTTATTGATTAATGCATATAATTGTACGCCAGGATGCCAAGTCTTATTAATCGATTCGCCATACAAATTGATTTTTGTTTCACTTAAATTAACTTTAAATAATACAATCGCATTTTGTATAACAACATCGACAACTTCTCTTGCTATTCCTTTAAAAAACGCTACATCTCTTTCTGATATAAACTTTGGCATATTATCCTACATATATTTTTAATGGAACTTTTCTCAACATTTCCTGCTGATGGTCAGCTTCATGTGCTTTATTTTCCATCACATTCTTTCTACTTAATTCCTCCAAATTTTCTCTTAATTGTGTAATCAATGCATCCTTCTCAACCTGTGCTTCTGCTCTCAATGCTGCACCATCTAAACTGATATCTGCATCTGGAATTGGAATAGTAGAATATTTTTCTCTAATAGCACCTAACAATTCTTTAGAAAGTGCCAATGTATATTTTCTAATCCACTGTTTACCCACATCATTAATATTTGAATATTGGATAAAATCGTATGGAATATCTGAATAATCCGAAAGTGAATCCGATTGAATGGTTTGAGAATCATGTTCAAATTCATCTCTACTCATATAATCAAAATATAATCGAGTTGGACCATGTCCTGCTCTCGGCACCGGAAACACTTCTATTTTATTATCAATAATATTAAAACTATGATGTGATTTACGAATATGGTCATTTAATTCAATAGCTTGGACTCGTAATACATCTTCATATAAAGGCATTAATAGAAATTGTGCTGCCGGAGAATATGAACCAAATCCCATTTCATCCATTAAATTTAATGTACCCTGTCCACCAACGGAATATGGGTCAAAGAATCTTTGAATAGCCGGAGTTGCTTCATAGAATACTTTTGTAACATCTATTGTAGATGAGCCTGTAAACATTGTAGTAAATGATGCAGAAGTTTCAGTATCAACAGATGCACTCATTAAATTATAACGTTGTTGACCTGGAACTAATTCAATATATGCTTTTCTTTGGGATGTATTTCCACCTACCCCAGCTAATGTTCCATATTGTTGGGACATACGAACTGTTGTTGGTAAAAATGAACCATCAACCAATGTTTGAGAATAATTATTTCTAGCAGATTTTGGAGTACCTTTTAAGATATCCAAATTATTTCTAAGATTAAATTGATTAACTTGTGCAGAATATTCTGAAGTTGCTTCTTCAAAACAAGCATAAAATTGCTCATCAACCATTTCGATATCTACAATTGGATATCCCAATCGTTTTGCACACCATACTGCGGTTTTAGGTCCATCGCTTACGAAATCTGTATCAGTATCATAGATTCCAAATGGAGTTTTACCTGCGATAGCCGAACCACTACCTGGCCATTTTAAATTTAAAGACATATTATTCCAATTATATTTACATATAAATATAAGAATAAAAAAAGAGTGAATATTTCTAACCACTCTTTCTTATTTTAGTTTTATTATGCTACTTGAGTGACCGTTAATATTATGGATGGGATTGCCGGTATATTTCCTGTTGCAGCTTCATATAAAATACGAGCATCGGCATCGGTTGATTGCCACACCAATTCATAATAATCGTTTGGTGAAGTTGCAGGAACTACATAATTCCAAGATGCTATTGTTTCTTTATTTGCTTGTAAGAAAACTCTACCTGCTGAATTTGGAACATTTTGGCCATTTTTCTTTATCCAAATGTGTATTATAGAATCACCAGCAGCAGTATCTACCAATTGTGCTGAAAATTGTATATTATATACTCCAACATTTTCTAAAACTACTCTGCTGTTATTACTGATACTAACACCATGTGAATAATCAGTTGAATTAAATTGAATAGATTGGGATACATTTGCAGAACCACTTTGTGTACGCGTATCATAAAATGCTCCGTAATTAAACATTTTATTTCCTGCTAAATAAAATTCAGAACCACTTGCTATATTTACATTTCCTTTAATATCCAATGAACCAGTAATTATTTGTGAACCGGTTGTGTACATTGAACCCGTCATTATAATTGAATGATTGTGGAAATTTGTTGAACCATATATATCCAATGCACCACTTACACTAACACTACCACTCATTATGGTATTTCCTAAAATTGAATTTGAACCACTTAATTGGTGAACTCCTCTAAATGTTGTAGAACCACTTACATCTAATGTTCCACTCATTATGGTATTTCCCAATAAAGTATTATTTCCAATTTGAGTAGTCGAACCACTTACTAAAAATGAACCCGTAATAGTTTGATTTCCGTTAAATGTATTTGAACCGGTTGTTGCTAATGAACCCGTATTTATTGTCTGTGAAGAACTAATAAACCCAAATGATGTGATTTGTGCAGATGAACTTACTAC